GCGGTCGAGCACCAGGCCGGCGTAGTGCTCGCCGGCCTGCAGTGCGATGGCGGCTGTGGGCACCTCAACGGTGGTGGCAGGTGCCGCTTCGGTGGTGTCTTGGGTGGCGGTTGTCATGGGAGCGCTCATAAAAAAGGACTGAAGGACTAAGCCGTGACGGGAATCAGGCGGACGGCAACGGCGCAGGCCTGGAAGCCCTTGCGGATGTAGCTCTGGTTGCCGTAGCCGAAGCCGCAGAACCAGGCGCAGGAGGCATCGAACTGCTCGCAAGTCCAGTGCGCCCACCCGCGCAGCGGGGCCTTGCAGTTGGCGAACAGCAGCGCCGCCACCGGCCGCGTGGGCAGTTGGGCGCCCCGCTCGGCGGCCCAGGTCAGGGCCTTGCGCCAGGTCAAGTCGGTGCCCTGGTCGGGCAGCAGCACGACGGCGGCATGGCTGCCGTCGGCCTGCGTGGTCAGGCCAGCGAACAAGCCCCCCGCAAGGGCGGCGCCGATGGCCGGCAGTGCCGCCAGGGTGAGGGTGGTAGGCGCGCAAACGTCTGCGCGGCTTTCAGCGGTAGCGTCAGTCACAGGTACTCCTGTTGGTGGTGGAAAAATCGGTGCAGCGTCCCAGCTGGGCACGTGCAGGTGCTCGGCACCCGGCCCGCATTCGCCGCCCAGGGCGCGCGCCTGCGCCACGGGCAGCGGCCCCTGGCCGCGCGCCACGCAGGGGTGCGCGCACAGCAGCCCGTTGCTGCCCGGCGTGCCATGCCGGCACAGGCCGCAGGCGCGCAGGGGCGGCACCAGGGCCTGGGCGGCGGCCAGGGTGAGGGGTGCGGCCCTCACGGGCGCCCTCCGGCCTTGCGCGGGGTGCGCTGGCCCAGCATCACGCTGGGCAGGGCGTAGGCATCCAGGGCGCCGGGGCGGGCCGCGAAGGGGCGCAGCTCGGCGCCGTCGTAGGGGGTGTAGCGCGGCGTGCCGGCGGGGCCGACGGGGGTGGCGCCGCGCAGGCGCGCGGCCATGCAGTCGTTGCAGGTGCGGCGCGCGCCGCAGTACTCGATCATGGGCCGGCAGCGCCTGCAGGCCAGGCACACGCGCTCGAAGGCCGGGCGCCCGGCGGGCGGGGTGAGGGCGGCGGCGCGCGTCATGCGGCCACCCCGCCGCAGCGGGCCAGCATCACCAGCCCGAACACCATGCAGGCCAGCCAGCCCACCGCGATCACCAGCGTGACCAGCAGCTCGGGGTCGCGCGCGCACCACTGCCGCGCGCGCTGCAGGGGGCGCCGGGTCATGGAGCGATCCTTCGCGGGCACTGGCCGCTGACGAACTGCGGCGGCGTGATGAAGGTGAGCCGCTGCGTGATGCCGCGCGGTGCCGTGCGGCGCAGGCAGTTCACGCACGTGAGCTGGCCGACGGTCGTGGTGCCGAAGCCGTTGGGGCGACTGACCATGCGGCCGTCGCAGCGCTGCTCATCGGCCCGAAGCGCGATGGGCCGCGCCTGCTGGGCCTTCCACTCGTCGTGCACCGCGCTCATCGGTGGCACCCCACGCTGCGGGCGTCGGCCCGCCAGGTGGCGGCGTGGGCCACTGCGGCATGGGCTCGGGCGCGATTGTCGGCATCCCACACGCCCGGGTTCTCGGCCTGTGCATCGGCCAGGGCGGCGTGTAGATCGGCGGCGGTGTCGGCGGCGGCCTCGTCGTCGCTGGGGCCGTCGAGCGCCGGGCCGAGCGCGCCCAGCAGCAGCGCGATGAGCAGCACCAGGGCCCAGCGGGCGGCTTCGAAAGTGAGATTCATGTCGGGCCTCAAAAAAGGACTGAAGTACTAGGCCGTGACGGGAATCAGGCGGACGGAAATGGCGCAGGCCTGGAAGCTCTTGTGGATGCCGTTCTGGCCGCCGAGGAGGTTGCAGATCCAGGCGTAGGAGGCATCGTCCTGGTGCGTCTCGCTGGTCCAATGCCAGCGCTTGGGCAGGTGGGCTTTGACCTGCGCGTACAGCAGCGCCGCGATGGGCCGGGTGGGCAGCACGCCGGCGCGCTCGGCGGCCCAATCGGTGGCTTGTTGCCAGCTCAGATCACTGCCGCGGTCGGGCAGCAGCACCACCGCCACGGTGGTGGCGTCGGGCTGGGTGACGCAGCCAGCGTAGATGCCGCCGGCCAGGGACGCGTGCAGGGCGGGGAGGGCGGCGAAGGGGAGGGATGTGGGCGCACACGTCTGCGCGCCTGCCTGGTTGCCGGTGTCCGCCGGCGCGGTGGGGGGGGTTTGCAAGGTTGCCTCCAGGGCGGCGGGGTGCCGCTGTGGAGGTTATTGTAGCGTTAAGCTACGCAAATGCAAGCGAAAAGCTACAGATCATAAAAAAATCTTCCACACACCATGCTGAGAAGGCGTGAAAAAGCCGCCTCGGTGGGCGGCTGGTGGGGGTGGCGCCGACGGGCCGGCCGGCGTTACTTTTTGCGCTCGAACAGCTTGGCTATGGCGCCCAGCAGCGGGTCACCTAGGAACCCAAGCGTGATGCCTGCCAAGATTCGAGCAAAGCGCTACGAAAGAGAAAAGTTCGAAACGCTTGAAATTTGGTAGCGTAAAGCTACAATCGCGGCATGATGATCATCTCCGCCGCCGCTCGCCGCGAGATAGCCCAAGCCGTGGGTGCCTCCGAGCCATACCTCTACCAGTGCCTCTCTGGCCGCAAGTTGATGCGACCCGAAGAGGCGGTGCGCATCGAGCGCGACAGCGGCGGCCGTGTGCGCCGCTGGCACCTGCGCCGCACCGACTGGCACCTCATCTGGCCCGAGCTGATCGGCACCGAAGGCGCGCCCGAGCCGCCCGGCGGCGGCGCTGATATTGCGCAGCCCGCTACCGAAGCTGTAGCGGGCGGGGGGGGCGGCGATGAGTAGCTGGATGGACAAACCCCTCGCCGCCCGGCGCCTGGCCGACCGCCGCCGCGAACGCGACAAGTACGGGTGCCTGACCCGTGACGTGCCGGTCAGCGAGTGGACGTGGCGGGAGACGCAACAGCGCGCGCTGCGGCTTGCGCCCGCTGATGCGCGCATTCGCGACCAGCCCGAGCCAGGTGAAGGGCCTCCGCAATGAGTTCGGCGGTGGGTGCCTCGCCCTGCTGCAACTTGTGCGCGAGCAGCGTGCTGGCCAGCAAGGCCGTGCCGCAGCGCTCCGCGGCTTCGATCAGTGTGTCGTTGGTCATGTCCGCCCCTCCGGGCAATGGTTGTGTAGCAGCCTCCATTGTCAGCCCGGTGCGGGCGGGCACCCCGGTTGTCTCCAGCCGCGCTTTGACATGCGGCGCGGTTTCGCTCGGCCTTCGGGCCGGGCGCTTTTCTTCGCGGCAGGGGCTGGTGGTGTGTGCTGTTGTGCATGCCGCCAGTCTCTTTTTTTTGCCCAAAAAAGGCATTACGACGCGTTACGACGAAATCGCAACGCGTCGTAACGCCCCTCGCTTTCCTCGCTGCCCCGCATGACCTACGAATCCCTCGACGACGCCCTGGCCGACCTGGTGAAAGACCTGGGCGGCCCCAAGCGCGTCGGCCCGCTGCTGTGGCCTGCCAAGGACCCGGACGCCGCCGCGCGCCTGCTGGCCGACTGTTTCAACGCCGACCGGCCCGCGCGCCTGTCGCCCGAGCAGGCCATGTTCGTCATGCGCCTGGGCCGCCAGGCCGGCAAGCACAAGGCCATCGACTGGCTGCTGGCCGAGCTGCACTACGCGCCCACGCGCCCCGTGGATCCGCGCGACGAGGTGGCCGAGCTGCAGCGGCAGATGGGCACGCTGGTGGACGCGGTGGGCGCGCCGGATGGAAGACACGTTGAGGACGATGCAATGATGCCCATCACCAACCGCGCGCGCATCCTGCGCGCCGCCAGCCCCGGCCGTGCCCGCACCCTGCGCGAGCTGGCCGAGGCTTCGGGCCTCGACGTGACCCGCACGCGCGACACGGTGCGCAACTTGCGCCGCGAAAAGGCCTTGCGCATCGTCGGCGAGCGGCGCGAGCAGCACCGCAACCGGCCGGTGGCCTTGTACGTCCCGGCCGAGCAGGCCCAGGGCGCGTTCTCTCGCCTGTGGTCGGCCTGGTGCCAGCCGTTGGCCGCGTAGCGGGAGACGCGTCCACATGAGCAGTACGCACACGCGGCGCCATGGCGCGGCGCGCAGGGGTGGCCTTTGACCGAGCGCGCGCCCCTGCCCCCCATCAACTTCAAGGCCCTGGCCGACGCACTGCTGGCCCGGGCGCACCAACTGCTGCCGGCCTGGCTGCCGGGCGGCGAGTTCGAGCTGGGCAAGGAATATGTGGTGCGCTCCTGCTGGCGCGCCGAGAAGACCGCCAGCCTGAAGATCCGCATCAGCGGCGACAAGGCGGGTACGTGGGCCGACTTCGGCGGCGACCACTCGGGCGCCGACCTGATCGCCCTGTACGCCGCCATCCATGGCCTGGGCGCCGGCCAGGCCGCGCTGCAATTGGCGCGCCAGGAGGGCCTGGAGGACGTGGCCGGCGTGCTGCGCGCGGGCCACGCCGCGGGCGCGCCGCCGCCACCACCGCCGCCGCCAGCGCCCCCACCGCCCTCGCGCCCGCCGCCCGAAGACCGCTGGCAGCCGATCATGCCGGTGCCGGCGGGCGTGCCCGAGCCCACGTTCCAGCACCAGTACCGTGCGCGCGAGGACATCACCCACACCGCCGCCTACCGGCTGGACGGCCACCTGCTGGGCTACATCGTGCGCCACCGGCGCTCGGATGGCGGCAAGGAGGTGTCGCCCTACACCTGGTGCAGGTGCGACCGCGATGGCGGCATGCGCTGGGTCTGGAAGCTGTGGGGCGAGCCGCGGCCGCTGTACCTGCCGGGCGGGCGCAAGCCCGATGGCCGTACCGCCGTGGTGGTGGAGGGCGAGAAAAAAGCCGATGCCTTGCACGCGCTGCTGGAGGCGGCGTGTCCGGGCGTGTACTGCGTGGTGGCATGGCCGGGCGGCTGCAAGGTGTGGCGCAAGGCGTCGTGGGCGTGGATCGCCGGGGCCACGGTGCTGCTGTGGCCGGACTGCGACGCGCACCGCGTGAAGCTGACCAACGCGGAGCGGCAGGCGGTGCGGGCGCTGGTGCCCGAGGGCGGCGACAAGGCCGCGCACCAGCTGGCCCTGGACGTGGCACTGCGGGCCGCGCAGGACGCCAAGCCCATCCTGCCCGCGCACAAGCAGCCGGGCATAGAGTGCATGCTGGGCCTGGGCGCGCACCTGCGCGGCGAGCAGGGCTGCACGGTGCAGATGCTGCCCATTCCGGCGCCGGGCGCGGTCAAGGATGGATGGGACGCGGACGACGCCATCAACGCCGATGGCTGGGACGCCGAGCGCGTGCTGGCCTTCTTCGGCCGCGCGCAGCCGCTGGACGCCGATGCGGACGCCCGCAAGGGCGCGAGCAAGGCCGGTGGTGGTGGCGGTGACGCGCCGCCGCCGGGTGGCGCGGGCGAGGGCCCCGCTGGCGCTGATGGCCAGGATGAGCGCGATGCGTTCCAGGCGCATATCGACTTCGTGTGCCAGCAGCTGGACAAGGAGCCGTGGCAGTTGGGCGTGGATCGCAAGATGCTGATCGCCGCCCTGCGCAAGGCGCCGGCGCTGGCGGGCTGCCTGGGCACCAACCTGATGTTCGACGGTCCGGCCACCATCAAGCCGTGGCCGTGGCGGCAGGCGGCCGGCGCGCTGTCGGACGTGGACCACCTGAGGCTGGGGGACTGGGTGTCACGCACCTACAAGCTCAAGAGCGCGAGCGCCGAGGGGTTGCAAAGCGCCATGGAGACGGTGGCCGACGAGAACCACTTCCACCCGATCCGCGACTGGCTGGGCGCGCAAGCCTGGGATGGCAAGCCGCGCCTGGAGAAGTGGCTGGCGCACGTGCTGCGCATCGAGCAGGCCAGGGTGTCGGGCCGGCGCTGGCGCTACCTGGGCCTGATGGGCCGCTACCTGCTGCTGGGCCTGGTGGCGCGGGTGATGGACCCGGGCTGCAAGTTCGACTATTCGCCGGTGTTCGAGGGGCGCACGGGGCGCGGCAAGTCCACGCTGATCGAGACGCTGGTGGGCGCGGACCATTTCAGTGACACCCACTTCGACATCGGCAGTGGCAAGGATGGTATGGAGCAGCTGCGCGGCATCTGGGCCTACGAGCTGTCGGAGATGACCGCCTTCCGGCGGGCCGACAGTGAGCAGGTCAAACAGTTCTTCAGTAGCAAAGTGGACCGCTACCGCAGCAGCTATGGCCGCTACGTGCAGCCGCACCCGCGGCAGTGCGTGATCGTGTGCTCCACCAACAAGCGGCGCTACCTGTACGACCTGACCAGCCAGCGGAGGTTTTGGCCGGTGTGGGTGGACGAGTTCATCCGCATTGAGTGGGTGCGCAAGTGGCGCGCGCAGCTGTTCGCGGAAGCGCTGGCGGCTTTCAAGGGGGGCGAACGCATCTTTCCGACGCCGGAGGAAGAGGCTGAGTTCTTCCTGCCCGAGCAGCGCATGCGGCTGGTGGAGACCACCATCCACGCGAAGATGTACGAGCTGCTGACGCGCGATGGCGCGCCGGCCACCGAGCACAAGATCACCGCCGAGTTGAGCGCGAACGTGGCGTTTGTCACCAAGCAGCGCATGGTGGAGGCGATGGGCACGGACGCGGGCAAGTCCAGCGTGCAGGTGGAGAGCCAGGTCGCATCGTGGTTCGAGTACTACGACTGGACCTACAAGCGCGAGAGCACGGGCGCGCGGCGCTATGGCTACCACCGCCCGGCGGTGTGGCCGCCCGAGGTGCCGGACGACGAAGAAGACACCCGCCCGCCGGCCGACGCGGCCGAGGGCAGTGACGAGGGCGGTGACGCACCGCCCACAGCAGCGGGGGAGGACGCGGACGATGCGCCGTTCTGACCCCATTCCCAAATTGAGAAAGGCGCCTGTGGTGCGCCGCCACACCCCGGCCATAGGGTGGGCGGCGCCTGAAACGCGGCGTGCTTCGGACGGTGCAGGACGCAAGATTGGCAGCACCGGCCACGAAGGGGAGGGCGGCCCTGTGTGGCGGCCCACCGAAGCGCGCACGCGGGGACACGGGCGGGGCAACGCCATGACGTAAGCACCACCTATTGGCGCAGCCGGGGGCACGTGGACGCGATCCGTCCACGCCGTCCACGGTTTCGCATGGAGCGCACAGCGCGGGCTGTTCTTCAAGGAACCCGAGTTGGAGCTGCTGCATTGCCTGCCAACCCCCAGCGCGCCGCCTTGATGGGCGGGCGGGCGGGTGCGATCACGCCCGGGCGTGGGCGCGCGCGGGGACACCTACCTGGATGTGTGACCTCTATATATAAGGATGGACGGGATGGACGAGAAGGCGGTGCAGCAGGGCCTGCACATCATCAAGACCGAGATGCCGCAGACATATGCGGAGATCCAGCGCCTGGCCGGGCTGCGCGGCAAGAAGGTGTTCCGGCTGGTGCGGCAGGGGTGCGGCGGGGTGGCCAATTGTTTTTACGCCATCGAGGACGGGCACGTGGTGGGCACGCCGTTCGGCAAGGAGCTGACCGACCCGACGCTGGCGGCGCTGATCGTTCAGTACGGGATGGGGTTCTTCATGATGGTCGCATCAACATAGGGCCGATCCGGTAAACACGGGGCATGAACCTCAAGGGCCAATTCATCACCTTCCCGCAGATCAAGGCTTGGCTGGCCACCATGCCGGCCGAGGTCTTCGAGCGTGCGGCCATCAGCGCCCTGAACAAGACGGTGGCGCAGGCCCGCACGGCCATGAGCCGAGAGATTCGGGCCGAGTTCAACCTGCCAGCCAGCACCGTCAACGCAGGCTTGCGCATTCATCGCGCGCGCGTCATGCAGGGTTTCATGAGCTGGGAAGCGGTGCTGGAGTCACCCAGCCAGCGCGGGCGTGCGATGAACCTGATTCACTTCGCGGCGCGCCAGACCAAGGCGGGCGTGTCGGTCAAGATCAAGCGCGGCGGCGCGCGCAAGGTGGTCGCGCAAGCCTTTATCGCCAACAAGGGCCGCACCGTCTTCCAGCGCACCGGCAAGGCGCGCCTGCCCATCGAGCCCGTGCAGACCGTCGCCGTGCCGCAGATGTTCAACGCCAAGCGCGTCAACGCCAAGGTGATGCAGTTCATCAAGGACAAGCTGCCCGAGGTGTTCGAGCGCGAGGCCAAGTACTACATGAGCCGACATCGTGCATGACGCGCGCCACTCCATCGCAGCAGCCCTCAGGGAGGCCCCGACCGGCCCGCGTTCTCCCGCGCGGGTCTCCACTCACGCCGGCACAGCCGCGCCGGGCACGCACCCGTACCCCCACCCCCCCTCGCGGGTCCTTCCCACGCTCTTCACACACGGGTACGAATCGA